AAACAAAGGATTAGAAGGACAAGACTTATTTAAAAAGAAAATCGTAGCGTTAATTTGTGAATTGTATGAGATGACTAATGAGGGTAGATGGTTTAAGTTCTGGAGTGATGACCAAAAACCTAGAACTTATATAAGTACTGGAATTTGCCGAGTATGCGGCGGGTCAGGCATACCAATTGGAATACCAAAAGAGACAGATGTTGATTGTTATAACTGTTATGGCAGTGGGGAGTTAACTGGAAATCCTTTGTTAGAAGAATACGTAGACGTTATCCACTTTGCATTATCTATTGCCAATGATCTAAATTACACATCACATGATTACGTGCAAACTAGACCAAGAGATTTAAGCGACTTAGTAATTGGTATCACAAATGCAATTACAGTATTGGCAGTCAATCCTAATCGTGACTTAATGCAATCTATTTTTAACAACATCATCACGTTAGGGTACCAGTTAGGATTTACGGAAAAAGAAGTTATCGCTGCATATCACAATAAAAATAAAGTTAATCATGAAAGGCAAGAGAATGGTTATTAAACAACTCGAAAACTTAGCAGACCATCAAAAGCATTTACTGATACAACAAGGTAAATACACAAAGCAATTAAGGTATTTATGGTTTAAAAAATGGAACATGGAATATCCTTATTGGACTGATTGCAACGGAAATATAAAATAAATGGACTAGGAGCGATTAGATGAAAGACGAATATCCAGTAAAAATGAACTTAGGTTGTTTTTTACCATTATTATTTCTAGCGGTAATAGGATTTTTCGAGATATTAGTGGCGATATTTACTTAATGGACAATTACTTACTAGGAGTGACACAATGACATACACAAGAAAAGATGTTTTATTAAAGACTGCTATAGAGATATATGAAAATGATTTTGTATGTGGATATTCAGACAATGATTTTGATGAAAAAAACAAAGTTTTTATGCATTTCATAATAGCATTGACTAAAAAAGTTAATAACTTCAGGTATTGTAGTGATAAGAATTGCATTTGTTCACCAGAAAGAAAGTTAAAAAGATTGTGGGAAGGTCATGAGGGTTTCTTTAGAAATATGTTTGGACAATATGCATTGACAGAGCATGACCCACTGAAGGTTATTGATTACATTGAAAGTATTGTGAGGGAATCCGAATGACATACTACACACGCAAAAAAGTTTTAGAGATTATAAAAAACTATCGTGTTAACATGCAAGCTATACAGGATAACGAAAAATATTATCCATCTGTGGGAGTGGCACAGGGTGGAGTAGACAGTGCGATGCCAAAGGCTAGAGGTGTTACATCTGACCCGACGGCCCAGGTAGCTATACAAAAAGCAGATAAACACGATTACTTTTCTAAAATTAAGACTGATATTAAATACTTACAGGATAGACTTGATCGTGTACCAGATAGATTAAGAGATACATTAGATTTAAGGTTAGCTGGATGTACGGTGCAAGAGATATATCATCACACTAATAAAACTCAGGCAACAATATACAGAGAATTAAACGAGATTGCAGACATGATAAGAACTTGACTTTATTGTTTTAAAATGTTATGCTAGGCATAGCGATAGCTATAAAGAGCATCCATGTTTTACCCCTAAAACTAACCTCCATCTAAAAAGGTGGAGGTTTTATCTTTATATCGTTATAATAAACCTAAGGGGGAGATGGATATGAAAAAGTATATTTTATTATTAGCAGTGTTATTACTAACGGCATGTGGGAACGCGAATGAAGGAAACAACAAAAACGAAGTGAACAAAAATACAAATGAAGAAGTGGAAGGCTTAGATTTAGGCAAACCACGTGATGTTAGAAACGACAAGACAGGTAATTGGAAACATATAGTTACACCAAAGAAGTTCGACGCAGAAACAGAATCACTCAAATATTACAACGAGTATATGCAAGATGGCGAAATACATTACATCGTAAGCTTTGCCACAAACACGACAACAGTTATACGCACACACGACGGTTATTTATCGGTAGATGTAACAGAATATGTAGATAAAGAAGAACACGATGCAGCGACACTAGGCAGCGGGATGTTGCTTGCTAGTTACTTAGTTTATGAAGATGGAGAAGTTGAGAAAGTGGAGTGAGGTGGTAAAGCTGAATGAATCAATAAGCAACATGATGAAAACAAGTCTATCACTAATAGCACTGGCAATAATAAGCGGATTGACAAGCAGTATAGAGATAAAAGCAATGTCGGTGGTATTATCCATTTTATTAATCTATGTATTTGTAATTGATTTTAAAAAGTTATACAGAAGAATAAAACAATCAAGGCATCTACTAAAGTGTAGGTGTCTTTTTTCATGCCTAAAATTAGGAGGTAGGTGTATGTGATATGAATGAAAGGCAGAGACGTTTTGCAGATGAATATATTCGACTAGGAAACGTATATCAAGCAGCAATAAACGCTGAATACAGTGAGTCATACGCAAAGACAGACGTTCATAAATTACTTGATAAACCTAGTGTTAAAGCCTATATTGGTGCACGTTTGGAAGAGTTAAGAAAAGAATCCATCGCTGAACAAGATGAAATATTGCAATTCCTCACATCTGTACTTCGCGGGGAAGCTAAAGGGAAAGAAAAGTTAGGTTTAGGTCAAGGTGCAGAAAAGATAATAGACCGTGAACCAAACTTGCAGGAGCGAATAAAGGCAGCTGAACAATTAGGTAAACGATATGGCATGTGGACAGACAGGCAAGAAATGGAACTTAAACTACCTATGTTCATAGATGATGTAAATGAGTAAGGTGTCGCTGCAAGAAGTTATAGGCAAAGGATATAGTGAGTTTTGGCATAGCAAGCATTTTTACCGGGTTGTCAAAGGTTCACGAGGTAGTAAGAAATCAGTAACAACCGCATTAAACTTAATTTACAGGTTAATGAAATACGAATGGTCAAACATACTTGTAGTAAGGCGGTTTTCATACACCAACAAACAATCAACATATACAGATTTAAAGTGGGCGGTCAACCGGTTAGGGGTTGATAGCCTTTTTAAGTTCAACGAATCATTGCCAGAGATTACTTATCTACCGACAGGACAAAAGATATTGTTTAGAGGTTTAGATAATCCACTTAAAATCACGTCTATTACAGTTGATGTAGGAATACTTTCATGGGTATGGTTTGAAGAAGCGTATGAGTTAGAAGATGTTAATGCGATGGATACAGTGATTGAATCCATTCGTGGTAGTTATCCAAGTGATGATTTCTTTAAACAAATAACAATCACGTTCAACCCGTGGCATGAAGGCCATTTCTTGAAGTGCGAGTTTTTCGATGAGGAAACTAAACGTAAAGATACGTTATCCATGACAACTACATTCAGGGTGAACGAATGGTTGGATGACGTGGATAGGCAACGTATGGAGGACTTATACAGAACCAACCCTAAACGTGCAAGAATCGTTTGTGATGGTGAATGGGGAGTTAGTGAGGGGTTAGTGTTCGATAACTTCACTGTAAAGGATTTTGACATTAATTTTAAAGTGAAGGAAATCAAAGAAACAACTCATGGTATGGATTATGGATTTACTCATGATGCAACTACTTTAATAAGCAGTGTTGTAGATTTAAACAAAAAGGAATTATGGCTATATCAAGAGCATTACGAACAAGCAATGACAACTAATGATATATATAACATGTTACAACGAAAAAACATGTTAAGTGCATCTATTACTGGTGATAGTGCAGAACCAAGACTTATAGCAGAGTTAAGAACAAAAGGTGTCAAGAGATTGCACGGCTCACGAAAAGGACGTGATTCTATTTTACATGGAATACAATTCCTGCAAGGATTTAATATATACATTCATCCTTCACTAACAAATACAATTGAAGAATTTAACACGTACACATGGAAACAAGATAAAAGTGGTAAATGGTTGAATGAGCCAATTGACGAAAACAACCACATTATTGATGCATTGCGCTACAGCATGGAGCGTTATCATTTAGGAAAAGGTCAAGATAAGAAAGAGAAGTACAAAGCGTTACAATCGCTAGGTTTATAGGAGGTGCATAAATGGCGAAAGTAAATGAATTCGAATTAGGAGTAAACAGAGGAACAGAAAAGCGGTTCTCTGGAGAATCAAACATGCACTATTTATATACAAGTGCAGATGATTTACTGAACAATAGAGCGATACTATCTAAAATGATACAACACCACGACAAGCACCAACGCAGACGTTTAAAGGTATTGCGAGAATATTATGAAGGTGAGAACACAAACATTCTTACTGGACAACGTAGGAGAGAAGAGCATCTTGCAGATAACAGAGCAACACATAACTTTGCTGAATATGTGAGTGGATTCATCCAAGGATATATGACAGGTATACCGCTCAAGACTAGCTATCCAAATGAAACGACAGATGAAATGTTACGTGACATTAACAGAGTAAACGATGCAGATGAACATAATAGCGAATTAACATTGGACTTATCTATTTATGGACGGGCATATGAACTGCTGTTCCGTAACACAAAAGATGAAACTAGATTTACTGTATTAGATCCATTAGAAACATTTGTTATTTATGATGATACTGTCGAACGAAATCCAATTGCTGGAGTAAGGTATTACTCTAAACAATTTGAAGATGATGCAAGAGTCGCTTTTTTGTATACAGATACACATATACATGAATTTGAATTAGATAACGCTTATGGCTTAAAAGAAGTCAACGTAACAGGACATTACTTTGAAGGCGTTCCTATCATTGAGTACGAAAACAACAAGTTTCGTAAAGGTGACTTTGAAAATGTCCTAACGCTTATCGATTTATACGATGCAGCACAATCTGATACAGCTAACTACATGCAAGATTTAAACGATGCAATGCTGGTTATTGTGGGTAATTTGGACATTGATACTGATGAAGCCAAGAAGCAAAAGGATTATAACTTACTTATGCTACAAACGGAAACTGATGCAGAAGGAAGAAGTTCCAAT